CAAATATAAACACTAACAAGGAAAAACATGAGTAATCAAGGAACAGTAAAATGGTTCAACGCCGCAAAAGGCTTTGGATTTATTGCCTGTGAAGATAAAGATGTTTTTGTACACATTTCAGCAGTAGAAGCCGCAGGCTTAAACTCGTTAAACGAAGGTGATACAGTAACATTTGAAACACAAGATGGACCAAAAGGTCCGAGTGCTGTGAATCTATCAATCAAATAGTATTCAAGTAACTAAAAAAGGTGGCTTAAGATTTAGGTCACCTTTTTTTATGACTGATTATCCATTTTTTTAGTTTCGTGATCTGGATAAGGTTCTCTAGTAGGAAATCTAGTATTAATAGAACCTCTTAATGTTTCAGTTTCTCTTGGTGAATTCAAAGAACTTCCTGTTCTTTTTTCTAAAATATTTGTGTATAATAAGTTACCGTCACTGTCTGCTTGAAACGATATTGCTCCTACTGTTGCTGTTGGTGTTGCAACAAATCCGGCTGAGTTCATGTCAATTCTACCTGCGCCGCCGGCGGCAGTTTCTCTATGACTAACTCCGCTGTTGATATGTGATGTTACTAATTGAGTTAGTTTTAAATCTTTAGTAGAAAATATATTAGTGTTTTCTAATGTAGATGTACTAATATCTTTTCTAGCAGTTAATTTAAATTCACCTGCAACATCAATGTGCAAAGTACCATTAATATCTCCTAAATCTCTTGTTGACTTAGGTTGTGACGTTCCTGCTGTGTTATTTGTTTTAATATTAATATGTCTACCTGATTCAATATTAATGTCTCTGTCAGCTCTAATGTTAAAATCATTTTCGGTTCTCATTGATATTGAGTCTGCACCCCACACTTCAATTTTACCATTGTTAGTTATTTCTACCCAACCTGTGGCATTGCTGTTGGTTACATAAACTGTATTATTTGAGTCATCTAGTAGTATTTGAGCTCCACCTACTGTTCTTAATCTAATTTGTTTTTGACTTGCATCGTCCATTACAAATTGATGTCCTCCTGGGGTTAATATACCAAACACCTGCGACGGTGATTCTCTTCTAGCAGATGAATCTGATAGTCCTCTTATTGCATCATTTTCAAGACCTTGGTTGATCAGTCCTTGATAGTGCGGGCCGTGTGCTGGACGCTTGACGCGGTCAATGGGTTGTCCTTTTTCTGTGTGAGCTTTGATATCAAATATATCTGATAGCTGAGCTTCACTACTTCCTCTGTTAACTTCAGCAACTGGTAATATCGGAGATTCTTCACCAAATGTTGTACCTTTTGCAATAGCTGGCATCATGTGGTTAACCCCTGGCTGAATTAAACAACCAATAAACACACCAAAGTTACTGTTACCGTCAACAAACGCTACAGCAACTAGATTGCCTACATCGGGTGGCACCATCCACATACCATATGAATTTTGTGTTCCTGAATAACTGTTTTCAGCATCTCCGCCTTTTCTTAATGTAGATGGATTTGTTGCCCCAGCAAATGGAGAAGTCCATATAACACTTTTCCATGTAGTTGAATCGGTTCTAGGAGTATCAGACCCAATAAGATGAACTCTTAATCTACCTAATCTTGCCAAGTCAGTAGTATCCATAACTTCGGCTATTTTGATAGTTGTGATATCACGCGATTTACTCAAACCGTCTCTTTGTGCTTTATAATTACTTGACGATGTTATATTTTTACCTGCCATTTTTTATCTTCCTGATCCACCTTGTCTTACTGATCTTGTTGATGTAACAAAACTTAAATCTGTTAAAGCATCTCTTTGCATGTGCAACCTTTGTGTAAATTGTCCATTACTAAAACTATGTCCTATTTTATACACTCTATAGATAGATGTCAAGATCTCATCTGTACGGGTTGACGCTGGTGGTATAAATCCTGTTTCTTGGTTTATTTCTTTTGGATATAATGTTTGAAACAAAACCATGTTTTCTCTTTTTGGATCAACCGATACACCTAAATCTTTTAATACTGTATCTAGTTGATCAATTTCTGGTTTTGGCACCCAGTATGGATCTCCTATAATATCCATCGTAACATTCATTAAATCTACACTAGGTCCACCAGCGAACGCATTTTCAATGACTCGTTGTGCTTCTGCATTTTCGCCTGTTCCTACATCTGTAGTACCGCCTGCTTGATCCATTGTTCTTGAATAAAATTGAGCTCCTATGGCTTTTCCAAAAGTTTCTGAACTTTTATCAGATAGTTCTTTTAATGTTTCTGCCAGTCGCCATTTGTTACCGGTAATGTTAATACGAGTAGGTGAATTAGTTCTGTTTGATTGTAAATTGTCAGATGTACTTTTATATGGTTGTAGTTCTAGTAGTTGTCTTCCGGAAGTTTGAACTGACTTATTAAATTCTAATATATCATTGTTAAAAGACGATACTAGCGATTTATATGCTTGTAAAGTTTCGCTGTCTGGTTCTACTGCGCCGTCCTGTAAAACTTCAGTATATTGATTTAAGAAAAATCTTCTTGCTTCAAGTATTTGTCTATTCTCGCTTTGACTAATGTTTCCATCTTCTGCCATTTTATCAAAGTCAACTTTCATTTCGTTTTTTGCTTTTTCGTGTTTACTAAAATCGTTAGCTGATTTAATAATTCTATCTCTCAAAGCATCTGGTAAGTTTTTAAATATTCCATGTAATTGGTCATATGGAAACACATATTGAAAATTATATGTCAAGTCAAAATCCATAACATCAATATTATCACCAGAATAATGATAACTGTATTTTTTAGTCAGTGATGCATTTTGCATCATCTCACTGACTCTTTTTTTATGTCTTTGTGGCGGTGCATTGTACTCTTGTAAAATACCAGATTGTATGCTGGTCCAACTGCTAATATAAATGACATAAACTAATTTTCTTTGATAGTCATTACGCAACGGATCAAATTTCAAAGGTATTGCTAGAGGAGTTATCGTGAATGCTTTTTTTCCTACTTCAATTTCGTCCCATTTTTCGAGGTCATCTTTATCTAAATTGTTGATTTCTGATAAACTTTCTTTAACTCCTTTTATTTTAGTAACAAAATATTCAGTTCTTGTTAAGTGTTTCTCAATGACTTCAGTAATACTAGCATCATAATCAATTTCTGTAGTTATATTATTGCTATCTAAATCTGTGTTTAAAATTAATCCTTTGTTTTCAACATCTGTTATAATTCTTGATTTAAGAACTTCGTCAATTTCTTTGCTGTCTTCGCCTAGCACTATAACTTCGTATTTGTCCATTAGGTATTTGGTTAATCCTAATTCGTGTTTTTGTTGCTCAAATATAGCTGATGTAAATTTTTTAGTAAAATCTTTAAAATCTTTTATTTGTGGAATTCTAATATCACTAACTAATGCATGGTCATCGGCTCTGGCTAGATCACCATAACGATTTCCTTCAAGTTGATAAACTGCTCCGCCAACATCTACTTTGTATTGCATGTTTTTAATAAAAACAGCATACAGTCTTCTGGTACCCGGTATTTCTTGACCTGAGGCACTCATTGCTCCGGCATTTCTCAAGTTGCCACCAGCATCTGCACCCGAGGCATGAGGATTATAGTCCCCCACTAGACTTCCATCTTTTTTTCTACCTTTTAGATAAACTTGAATAAAAAACGGATGTACTTGGTATCTCTCAATACCTAATTCTTGCGATGCTAAAAAAATTTGTTTAATTAAGTTTGTTGATTGTGGTTGAGTTATCGACATGTTAAATTTAAAAGCAGTATTAACACGATCTGCTCTAGTTAATCCTAACACATTCTCAAATTCAAAACTAGTAATTGTTGTAATAGTTTCTGCAGATCTGGCAATAATGTAAACTCTGTCGTCTGTGTTTCCTGGATCATATGTTTTTAACAGATTGTTAGATGAATAACTATTATCAGTTTCAAAAAACTCGCTGTCTGTTGCATATCCATATGACAAGTGTGCTTCGCGATCAAAAAACTTTTTAGTAAATGATTTATTTGCAATAGCTAACGTAATATCATAAGTTACTGATTCATAGTCATGTAAAATATTTTGATCCCAATTAGCATCATTGAACAGATCTAATCCAGCCTGCAATTTTTCGGTACTTGTTTCTCTAGGTATTGGTTCTCTTTTAACTGTGGTATCGTTGTTTTTAACTTCGGTTGTGTCTTTTTTGCCAGCACTGTTACTAGTATCGGTTGTTTGACTTTTTTGGGTATTGTCTGCATTGGTTTCAGCTTCTACTTTTGCAGTTGTTGTTTCAACATTTGCTGTTGTATCGTTGCTTTTTAAATTAAACTTTGCATCTTGTATTTCCATGGCATTATTAAGTTTATCAGCTGTGCCATTGATATTGAGGAGATAATTTGTATCGCCTATTACATCTAATGCATTTGTTTCATAGCCTGCTTTAACTGAGCCAAAATCCTTAGGCATACGAGCACTAGACACTGTACCAATTGGTACATACACTTCGCTACTTACTCCAGTTACAACTTTATCGATGTTTTCTGTAGCTAAATCTTGTGTGATATTGTTTTCTGGATTAACAGTAATACTGCTATTTTTTGCGTTGCCACCTTTGCCGTGGCGCCATTTTTTTCTATCTGCCGCTGTTGCCATAGTAATTACCTTTGGCCGGCTATTGCATCATAATTAGGTAATCTTATTATTGTGCCGGCTGTAAAATCTTCAATTGGGTCTTCAAACAGATCTATATTTCTTACTATAAAAACCCACCATAATCTGGTTGTACCGTATAGTTTATATGCAAGTAAATCTGGTCTTTGATGATATTTGTTTTCTATTGTGTAGTATTCGTCATCAGACCTTTTTGGTATGCTAGGCATATTTAAAATGTCTAAATAATCATTAACAATTGGTGTACTAGCGTATTGTGAATCTTCTGTTGCCATTAAATAAATCCTTTTGATCCGTCCTTGTTTCCACCTTTAAGCCAGCTTCCATCTCTGAATTTATCAAGATTAAAACCGTTTCTTACAGTTGACGGTGTTGGTGCATACACTAAGTCTATAAAAATGTTTAATACCGCAGGCACATAACTTTTGGCTACTGCTTGTTCAATACTTTTTATATTGCCTTTGACTTTTTCTTTTAATTTTTTTCTTTCTTCTAATTCTGCTACTCCATAATCATTGTCAATACTAGTATCAATTACAGCCAATTCCTGTAATCTTTTTTCATCATTGCTCATAGGCAAATCGTTTGGCATGAAGCCAGCTGGAATGTAATCAACATCTTGTTCTAAACCAAAAGATACTGTTCTAATAATTACCGGAATTCTTTCAAACATGTAAGGACCGTAAGCACTGAACAGTAATACTGGTGGCGGTGTTCCTCTTCTTTCTCTGTTTTCAATGCCAAAATATGTCATTGTTACTGATCTTAAAAAATGTATAGTAGCCAGCATATATCTTGCTTCTTCCATGTTATTTGCTGTAAATGGTGCAGTAACAGACATTGTAGGAGAAGCTCTTCTCACAAATGCCATGTAATCAAAGTTAGTCTGTGGTAAACTGTACTGTGAATAATCAACTTGAGCATGAGCAACCTGTATTGCTGGAGTATAAGGAAACACCAAACCGTTGGTATAGGCTATTGGAGCCAGTAAATTTTTTCTATAATCTTTACTGCCGCCACCGTATACTTCTTGTTTAGCCCCGGGCTTTGCTTGTAATTTTGCTCTGAAGTCTTGATTAATTGTCATATAAATATTTAGTATAGTTATAAAAGTAGTATTTAATTTAGCAAAGTGGTTGACTTTTATGACACAACCTATTATATTAACACTATGGCAAGAATAAATTATTTAAACAACAAAGACATTTTAAAAGAGATACACAAAAGCAAAAGCAGTTTCTGTTATTTTACGGATAAAAAGTATGCTGATTATGATCTTATTGTGCATGATCCTATTGAAAAGATAACCAAGGCTAAAATCCTTGAAGCACGTAAAAACAGAGCGGCTAGACTCACACAACTCAAAGTTGATGAATTAGGCTTAAAAAGAAAAGAAATTTCAGAACACGAAATTAAATTAAAAGAGATTAAAGATACAGATATTGTTATAAGAGTGATAACATGGGATCATATCCCAGATGATCCAGATCGTAAATCAAATCCAAAAACAGTCGCAGATACTAAAGTTAAATTAAACTTTATTCCATTTAAGCATTATATTATTAACGATAATGGAGAATGGGAAGAAGTAGGTAAAAGTCATCATGCTGGTCATAATCAATTTAGTTTAGAACACGGAAAAATGACTAACAAACTTGGATTAATGTTTATGAAGCTTTGTGAAAGATATGGTACTAGATCCAACTGGAGAGGATATACTTACAATGATGAAATGCGAGGACAAGCATTAGTACAACTTTCACAGATTGGTTTACAATTTGATGAATCAAAAAGTGCTAATCCGTTTGCTTATTACACTGCGGCTATTACTAATTCTTTTACTAGAATTTTAAATGTAGAAAAAAAGCATCAAAATCTACGAGATGATATTTTAGAAAAAAATGGATTAAGTCCATCTTACACAAGACAATTAGAAAACGAAATGGCTTCCAAAAAGTCTTGACTTTTTGTTTCTTTTAACATATAATTAGAATAGTTAATTACTGGAAAAAAATATGTTTAAAAAAGCCGCCTGCTTTACAGATATACATTTTGGCTTAAAAAACAATTCAAGACAGCATAACAATGACTGTGAGAATTTTGTAAAGTGGTTTATAGAAGAATCAAAGGAATTTGGTGCAGAAACTTGTATATTTCTAGGAGACTGGCATCATCATCGCTCTTCAATTAATATTAGTACATTAAATTATTCAATATCTAATTTAAAAAGATTAAGTGAAAACTTTGAAAAGGTTTATTTTATTACAGGTAATCATGATTTATTTTACAGAGACAAACGAGAAATATCCTCTGTAATTTTTGCAAACGAAATTCCAAAAATTGAAGTGGTTAATGAAATACTTGTCAAAGACAATGTTGCTATTGTGCCATGGCTAGTTGGTAACGAATGGAAAAAAATTCAAAAAATTAAATGCAAATATATGTTTGGTCATTTTGAATTGCCAAACTTTAAAATGAATGCTATGGTTGAAATGCCAGACCATGGTGAAATACAAGCAGATCATTTTAGTCATATTGAAAGAGTCTTTTCTGGTCACTTTCACAAGAGACAGCA